ATTAGGAAAAAATAAACTCTCTCTGGAGCAGACAAATGCTAGCAGTAACTCTAACCATAGGAACACTGGTTTCAATCATGTTCTTTTTTGTAGGAGGAGTAGTAGGATGGTTGGCAAAAGAACACTTCTACCAAACTCAACCAGTTTACACCCACCCAGAGATGTTTGATTCAAATGGGAATGTAATACCCGACGAAATTTTAGCAGTGAGATTTGAAAACGATTATGGCTACGACTACGACGAAGAAGAAGAGGACGACGACTGAACAACCAATCGAAAGTCTTCCATCAAATCCTTTTGTTTTTGAAGTTCTAGAACTTGCTTCTAAACAAAGGACAACAGCAAAAAAGGTTGAAGTTCTAAAAACCTATGAGCATGATGCGCTCAAGACTATTTTTATTTGGAACTTTGATGATTCTGTAATCAGTCTCCTACCCGAGGGTGATGTTCCTTATGGTGATGTGAAAGAGCAGAATGTTTACTCTGGTTCTCTATCTGAAAATTTGAGAAGAGAATCTTTGGGTGGAGAGTCTGCAACAGGACAAGACCTTGATGGTAGAGGACGTACTTCTCTTCGAAGAGAGTATCAAAATCTTTATCATTATGTGCAGGGAGGAAATAATACTCTCACAACGATTCGTCGTGAGATGATGTTTATTAATCTCTTGCAAGGACTTCATCCAAAGGAATCGGAAGTATTAATTCTTACTAAGGATGGACGGTTATCTGATAAATACAAAATAAGTTTTGAGAATGTAAAACAGGCATACCCCGATATCAAGTGGGGCGGCCGTTCATGACAGTAGTTGTTGGAGAAAAAGTAGAAATGGCAGACAACACAGAAAATAGAAAAATTGTTCTGCCACATGAATATGGATGTGAAATTCTACTCGAAAAAACAACACTTAACAAAGCGAAAGATTCTTCATTTCCAAATGATGCTTATCTAGTCTGGTATATTGCAGATGGGGAAGAGTGTATTGATTTGACTCGTGGTGCAAAGAGAGTAAATCTATTTGACATGTACTACGATAAGTATGGTCCAGGAGCAGTTCAAAAAATTGATTTTGGATATGGAAGAGTAAACCCTAAACTGTGGGGATATAAACAACCTGAAAAAAAGAAAAAGAGATGAGTGAAGGTTTTAGTGAAGAAAAAATAGAAGTTGCTATTTACAAAGACGAAGTAAAAAAACTTCTAAAACAATACAAAAAAATTAAAAAATATCAAAGGTCTTCAATTTTTGAAGTTAAAACTATGGACGGAACAGAGACTTATATTAGTCAAATGCTAAAGGAAGTGGAGGATAATCCTCAATAAATGGGTAAGCATTATCTTCTTAACTTATATGGATGCTCGTTTGTCCTTTTGGACGACGAGCGTTGTCTTATTGACTTATTAGAAAACGCAGCAGTTGCCAGTGGTGCTACTGTGATTCAAACTATCTCAAAGAAGTTTGAACCACAAGGTGTTACTGTAATTTGTCTGTTATCTGAAAGTCATATTAGCATTCATACGTGGCCTGAGGAAGGTAAGGCAGCAGTGGATGTATATACTTGTGGTGACTGCAACCCTAAGATTGGTTGTGATATCATCATACAACAACTTTATGCAACAGAACACACGCTTAGTTATATTGAGCGGTAACTAAATACACTATATCTGGAGAAATATATGCTCTCTACTCAGTATCGTTTGCGTCTTGAAGCAATCTGTGAACGTATTGTAAAAGGTGAATCTGTAGAGTTAAGTGATATGATTTGGGCAGAAAAACTTGCTAAATCGAATCGTTCTGCTGCAACTATTCTCAGACAAGCAAGGCGCCGTGCTGCTAATCCTGAGATGACTGAAGATAGTCTCGATGGATTTATGAACGCATTAGATTTGGGAGATCCGGATCCTTCGAATCATAGAACAAGATTTGAAGGTGTTGATGATATTATTGATTTTTTCAGTGGAGACAAACCAGACGATTGGAGACAGAGAGATTAAGAAATAATAAAATTGGTATAACATTTTACAAATCTACTTGCCTAACTATAATATCAGGTCTATAATGACCTTACGTTCATCCAGGTAACTGGACGCAAGTAGGACGGCGGAACGGTACGTTCATTCGCTATTCGCAAATAGCGAACGCAAACCGCCCGAAGGAACGGGACTAACCATCTCATTCTGGAGGAAATCCTAATGGCTAAAGTAGTATATCGTGGCATCGAGTATGATACCCAGAAGCGTCTGGAGTATCAGCAACAAATGATGCAACAACCCCAACAGTACAACGAGACCTATCGTGGTGTTAAGTTTACTAAGGAGGGTCATAAGTGATGAAGAAACTCAACGTACTTCAACTCATCAAAGAGCAAAAGCAAAAAGAGCAACGTCGTCACCAAGCACTGCTTGTAAACGCAGGAGCAGGTAAATGATTGCTACGATTGCATCTATTACAGTTGCATCGACTGCATTTATTTACCTAATTTATTTTGAAGTTCTATTGCTGAACAAGTAATGGATAATTACCATTATCACCATGATGATGCGGACAAGGACAGTAGAGGTCCCGCTTGTTATCTTTTAACATACAGAGGGTGTCGATACTGGTCTTGTTATCGTATTCATCTTGTGGAATGGTTTGAAAAAATGTTTAAATCAGAGGGGTCTTGACACCCCTCTTTTTTTTGTGTATAATACCTTTGTTGAGGTTGATAAAAATGGATAGAGAGAAGCTTAAGCTGATTGTCAGAAACCTTGAGTCTCTGGTAGAATGCTTAAAGTCAGAAGTTTATTCTGATGTAGATTCATATAAAATGAACTACGAAGAGATTACACAACACATTACTGATTACGACGAAGTATTTTATGACGGAGATGATGATGACTATGATGATGTAAGAATAAATCAGAGATATAAAATTATGAATGACGATGATGGAGATGGAATTTAGAGGTATTTATTTCTATAAATAATATTATAGTTTAAATAAATACCAGTAATGTCTAATTGGAAAATTATAGAAGAACTTGGAATACGAGAGTATTGTGGAAGAAACCGACCATATGTTATTGCAATTTGTCCATACTGCAATCAAAAAAAGGAAATGATGTATTATCACACAAAGAATAAATCTTGTGGGTGTCTTAAGAAAGAAAGTGCTATAAAAAGAGGTCAAAAGCAAAGGACAGAAGATGGCCACATCAATTCATTAATTACTAGATATAAAAAATCAGCAAAAGTAAGAAATATAGAATGGAACTTGAATTTTGATGATTTTTCTGCTATAGTAAAATCAAATTGCTTTTATTGTGGTAAAGAACCTATCTTGAGAAAAGGAAAAACTCAATATGGAAAAGTAATACCAACCAATGGAATTGATAGAAAGATAAACTCTATTGGGTATATAAAAGAAAATTGTGTTCCTTGTTGCATTACTTGTAATAGGATGAAACTAGACCACGATATTGAAAATTTTAAAAATCACATTTCTAAAATCTATGAACATTTCATCTGAATCTCAATTTATGGTATCAGAAGTTAAATTTATATCTGCTACTCCTGATGCTGAAAAACATATGGCTTATTGCGCAAGAGTTTCGAATCCAAGTAATCAAAACTCTGATTCTTTTTCTGGTCTTTTAAAGTACTGCATTAAACATCAACATTGGTCAATCTTCGAACAAGCTTTTCTTACTCTTGAGATTAATACTACAAGAGGTATCGCAGCACAAATTCTTCGTCATAGGTCATTTACATATCAAGAATTTTCACAACGATATGCTGATAGTTCTTTGCTAGGAGATACTATTCCTCTTCCTGAACTTCGCCGTCAGGATACAAAGAATCGTCAGAACAGTATTGATGATGTTGATCCTTTTACTGTTCAAAAGTATCAGATTCTAATGCAACATCACTTTGGTGAAGCAATGAAACTATATCAGGATATGCTTGATGCTGGAATTGCAAAGGAGTGTGCAAGGTTTGTATTGCCATTAGCGACCCCTACAAGACTCTATATGACCGGTTCAGTAAGGTCTTGGGTACACTATATCGATTTGAGGTCTGGACACGGTACACAGAAGGAACACATGGACATTGCAAATGCTGTTAAGTGTATCTTTACTTGTCAGTTCCCTGCAGTATCTGAAGCACTTGGTTGGACTCGTGATGGATGTGCAGATTGCGTAGATGCACCTTCTATTACCATTGAATAAATATCTGCATATAAAATGGAGGTTTAATATTGGCAACTTACCCCGTTATTAACAAAGTCACAGGAGAACAAAAAGAAGTTGTTCTCAGTGTTCACGATTGGGACAAATGGAAAGTAGAAAATCCTGATTGGGATAGAGATTGGTCAGACCCATCAACTTGCCCATCTTCTGGTGAGATAGGGGAAGTTTATGACCGACTTAAGAAGTCTCACCCTGGATGGAATGATGTTCTTCACAAAGCATCAAAAGCACCTGGATCAAAAGTAAAACCAATCTGAACAACATATGCCTGCAAAAAGAAATTCGCCCAAGACACCAGTACCTTTTGGAATGAGCAATAAGCAAATGAAAAGGAAAAAACCAATCAATGCTGATTTAATGAGGAAGATTGAACCTCTTACTGATAATCAAGAGGAACTCTTCCGTTGCTATAAGTTAGACCAAAACCTTGTAGCATATGGTTGTGCTGGTACTGGTAAAACTTTTATCACTCTTTATAATGCTTTGAGAGATGTACTTGACGAAAGAACCCCATACGAAAAAATTTATATTGTACGTTCCCTTGTGGCAACTAGGGAAATTGGTTTTCTTCCGGGCGATCATGAGGATAAATCCTCTCTTTATCAGATTCCATATAAGAACATGGTAAAGTATATGTTTGAGATGCCTACAGAGTCGGACTTTGAAATGCTCTATGGCAATCTTAAAACACAAGGCACAATTAGTTTCTGGTCAACGTCATTCATTCGTGGTACTACCCTTGATAATGCAATTATCATTGTAGATGAATTCCAGAACTTGAATTATCATGAACTTGATAGTATAATTACTCGTGTTGGTGAAAATAGTAAGATTATGTTCTGTGGTGATGCCACTCAATCCGATCTTATTAAGACGAATGAAAAAAATGGAATCGTTGATTTCATGAAAGTACTTCGTATCATGCCTTCAATTGATATTATTGAATTTGGAGTTGATGATATTGTCCGCTCTGGATTGGTGAAAGAATACATCTTGGCAAAAATGGAAATCGGAGTATGAGTTTTATTCATCATAATTATCTGGGTGAACTTGAATTAGAAAAAAAAGAAACAAATGGCATCCGTCTGTACAATCTTCCTGATGGGCAGTGGGTGCCTTCCATTACTTCTGTTACTTCTTTCTACAATCGTCAAATCTTTATTGATTGGAGAAAGCGTGTAGGTATTGAAGAAGCAAATCGCATTACAAAGAAAGCAACAGCAAGAGGAACTGATTTTCACCAAGTTTGTCAGGATTATCTTGAAAACAAGGAGTTGAACTGGGATGATTATCAACTCCTGACAAAGCACATGTTTTATCATGCAAAACCTTACCTTGATAAGATAAATAATATTCACGCAATTGAGAGAACTCTTTATTCTGAATATCTTGGACTTGCAGGAAGAGTTGACTGCATTGCGGAATACGATGGAGAACTTGCAGTCATTGACTTCAAGACTTCCGAAAAGATTAAACCAGAAAAGTGGATTGAAAATTACTTCGTACAAGAAACATTTTATGCTGCTGCATATTATGAATTGACTGGTCAAGTAGTTAAAAAACTTATTACACTGATGGTTACTCCTGGAGGAGAAGTCCAAGTATTTGACAAAAGAAATAAAGGGGATTATATTAAACTATTAGTTCGCTATATTAAAGAATTTGTACATCACAATACTGGGTCAGATGGAGAATGAATTAGAAAAGGCAATAGAA